AACGCCAAAGACGTGCGACCACGCTGATGCCATACCAGTTCAGACAACCGACGGTTCGTATTTGGTATGCCACTGTGGTGAACAAATAAAGTCATAACTTGACTTTGCTAGTGCCAGTCTGTATAATGAGTAGGCGCAGTTATGACTGTGTTTTTTGCAATTTACACCTGATAGGAGTGATTATGAATAAGCGCAAAGGCCTCATCTACCACACTGGTCGTTTCCACGCCGCTTGCAAGGCTTGTGAGCAACAACTAAGCCCACAAAACTCTTGGTTTGAGAATATGAACGTTGCACGGGCGTGGCTTGAAACAGAAGAAGGCAACAAGACGTTTGCCGACCACGTTTGCGACCCAGAGTTTGCCGAAATCGTTGAAGCCAAAATGGCTCGCAAGAGGGAAAACTTTGCTAGGAACAAGGCCGCCGACGAGGCTAAGCGGGCGAAACGCCGTGCTACTATCAGCGACACCCCCGCTCCACCTGCTCTCACTCGTATGCTGGGGGGGTTCTAGTTATGGCAAATAAAAAGGAAATCACCCCTCGCTACGTTCCCACCTACGAGGTGGCGACCGAGTGGAACGAAATCAACGCTGGCGACCTTGTAAAGATTTCCGGTGAGCGTGGCGAGTTCACGTTCATCAAGGTTCACCTCCGCAACAACGAGGTCACTGACGTAATCGTTCACGGCGGAACGACAGGGAACACCACTATCCGTGCGTTCTATCCCCACCGAGTATCCGCTATCAAAAAGCGCAAAAAGCGTCAAAGCGAAGAATAAACAGCACCCCTAGAGCCTCATACAGCCTCTCTAATGGGTCTGCCTATACCTTCCCCTACCCGATTAGCAAACTAAAAATCCAATTATGGGTGGTAGTCTCTACCCCGTAGGGTCACTAGTCGCTAAGGGCGTTATGGCAAAATCAACACCGTCATACCAAGTTTCAGGCAATTCACCGTTATGGTATAACGGCAAGGTTGCCAACGTTGGTGATGTCGTCAATGATATTCCCGGCGAAAGCATCTCGTGGTTGCTCGCAGACGGATTCATTATCCCCGTCGCACAGCCCGTCACGCCTGACGTTGCCCCAGAGCCTAGCGACGCACCTGTCGCTGACCCCTCAACCGACCAAACACCTACGGAAAGCGCACCCGTTGAGCCAAGCGCAGAGGCTGGTAACTAATGCCTAATTTCGTTCACGGTAAGAATGTACGAGTAGCGTTCATCAACAACTCGGCAAGCGCAACCGTTGTAAATGGTTATGGGCCTCTGGCTATTACGGCAGTAGCGACCTCATCACCTTCGGCTGGATACACCACTTATACGACCGTTGCGCCACACGGCTTGTATGTCGGTGGAACCGTCACCGTCATCAATATGTTGCCGACCGCTTACAACGCCTCTGGTGCGACCATTACTGGCGTTGCATCGCCCACCAGTTTCACCATTGCCAACTCTGCCACTGCCGCTATCACGCAGTTGGGTGGCGTTTCGGGTCTGGTTGGCTACACGGGCTACAACCCTTTTGTCGCAAACCAATATGTGACCGTTGCTGGAAACACCAACTCATCGCTCAACCTGACGGGAACCGTCGCTGGCGCAAACAACATTGGCTTTTCACTAAGCACAACCGCCACTGTCGCAACGGGAACCGCCGCTACCGGAACTGGTGGAACCGGAACCAGTGTTGCCACTGGCTACGACCTCTCGCAGTTCTTTAACGACGCTGGGCTTAGTTTCACGGCGGAAGCCACTGAATCAACCACTTTCCAAACTGGCGGCGTAAAGTCATACATCAAGGGTCTAAAAGACGGCACAATCACCTTGTCTGGCTACTACGACGGAACGCAACAGGGCGTTGACGCAATTATGACTGAGGCGATTAACAACAACGGCGACGACGCAGTTATTGTTTTCCCTTTCGGTGGAAACACTGACAATGAGCGTTGCTGGCTGTCGCAGGGTATTGAGACTAAGTATGAACTGAAGTCGCCTGTTGCTGGCATTGTGACCATCGATACTGAAATCCAAGCGGACGGTGGCGTTGCTTACGGAACCGGCAAGTCTTTCAGCATTACGGGAACGGGTGCTTCTGCCTCAACTGTCGCTCTCAACAACCAGCAGGCTTCTAACAATGGTGGCTTGCTGTTGGTTGCGGTCACCGCTTTGTCCGCAGGGGCAACGTTGAGCCTATATTTCCAGTCGTCGTCAGACGGCGTAACTTGGACTAGCGGCGCAAGCAGCCAGACCCCAATTGGAAACACGATTTCGGCTGTTGGTGCTGAAATCTACCCGATTTCGGGAAGCATTTACCAATACACACGTCTTTACTGGACACTCAATAGCGGTGCTTCAGCAACTATTTTCTACGGGTTCGCCCGTTATTAGAAAGGAATAAAATGCCTACTTTCCAGCACGGTAAGAACGGTTTTCTAGCGTTGGGATTTGAGAATGTCGGCGGTTTGACTTCCGTGACGACCCTCTCGGCATCGGCAACTGGTTCACCTTCGGTTCTTTCGCTTACCCCAGCGACGGGAACGTTGTTGGCTGGTGGAAACCCAACCCTCACGGGTGGTTCGGTCTACGGCGGTTTCGTGAACGGTATCCCATTTGCTACCGCTACGAAGTTCGCTAACGGAACTACGTCATACACCACGTCGGTGAACACCAGCGTTCAGGCGGCATCTGGCTCGCCAGTTCTGCCAATGATTAACGTTTCACCATACCTGAACGACTTGGGCTTGCCAATCGCCATTGACCCCAACGAAACGACGACGTTCTCACAGCAAGGTGTCAAGACTTACATTGTCGGTCTGAAGGGCTACACCCTGTCGTTTAGTGGAATGTACGACCCAACGCCATCGACGGTGGCTTCGTCCGCCTCAACGCCCGGTGGTATGGACGCTATCTTGACCGCCATGATTGCTTGGCAGGACAACTACAACACCATCAACGGTATCTACACGCCGAACTTTATCTCGTTCGTGTATGGCCCAGCCACGCCCGGTGCTTTCACCGGACAGAACCCTGCGCCTCAATACTACGGTCAGGGCATCCTCACCAAGTACGAACTGAAGTCGTCAGTTGCGGGTGTTGTGACGTTTGACGCTGAACTCCAAATCACGGGCGCAGTCACACGCACCACGCTTTAGTTGTAGTAGTATCCATCCGTCAGGGTTTTAGGCAAATCGTCTAGCCCTGACGGATTGGAAACTATTTATGTCTAATCTTAGTGAAATCATTTTTGCCACCAGCGACATTGCTGAGGAAACCATCCACGTCACCTCTTGGAACGTCGACATTCTTGTCAAGGCAATGACTGCCCGTGACCGTGCCAAGATGGTTGAGCAGGCTGGTGGTGAAACGGGTATGAACCTCGAACAGATTTTGCCTGACTTGGTGATTCTGTGTTCATTTGACCCAGCGACGGGCGAGCGTATTTTCCAGCCCAGCGACCGTGACGCTCTGCTTGCTAAGGCAGCAGACCCCATTGAGCAAATCGCTATCAAGGCTATGGCTCTTAGTGGAATGTCGCAAGATTCGGTGGACGAAGCGGGAAAAGGCTCATCGCCAACCCCGACCGCCGGTTCATCTTTGAACTAGCCGACGCTTTAGGACGAACGGTTGGCGAACTCTTAGAGGGTTCGCCAGCCCATCGCCCCCTATCGTCATCGGAGTTGGTGGAATGGCAAGCGGTTTACAAACTGCGAGCATTTGAGAACGAGCAAGCCTCAAAGAATTCCAATAACGGGTTGTAGGATTATCCACAGGTGACCAATGGATGAATCCTTACGAATAAAGATTATTGGTGACCCCACAGGGGCTATCACCTCTCTAAATCAGGTCAATGCCGTAGCCGCTGGCGTGGCTGGTGGAATGAAAACCGCCTTTACAGGCGTTGGCGAAATCATCAAGTCGTCACTCGGCTGGTTGGCTGGATTTGAGGCTATCAAAAAAGGTCTTGACCTAGCCTCGTCAAACGAAAGTCTGCTTCGCTCACAGACAGCCCTGCTGAAAAATCAGGGCGCACTTGGTGTGGCTCTTGCTGGTGGCAAGAGCGCAATGGCGGACATTGCTGGAACATACGATAAGGTCACCGGCAAAGCGGATAAGTATTCGACGGTGCTTGCCTCACAGGCGATGGCACTCTCAATGCAAACGGGTATCTCGGATAACGCTATTACCCAAGCGCAGAACCTACTTATTCCGAACCAAGACCTGCTGAAACTCTTTCAGAACCAGAAAGGTGCGTTCGCAGACACTGTTCAGGCTGCCGCAAACCTTTCTGGTCTTATGCACACCAGTATGCCAGCGGCCGCTCGCACACTGTCTCGTGTATTGGCTGACCCGGCCAAGAAGATGTCGGGGCTTACTCGCTACGGTTTTTCACTAACACAGACACAATTGGCTGGCATCAAGGGCGCAGGTAGCCTTATCAACCAGCAAAAGTTGTTCATCAAGGACATCAACACAACGCTGGGTGGCGTGGCGCAAGCCGGTGTTTCACCAATGGAAAGGTTGGCTAACGACTTCCAAAACGTTTTGATGCAACTCGGTAAGGGTCTGTTGCCTATCGTTGATGCTTTTGCCACTGTTTTGGCTAACCCAACATTTATTCAGGGAGTCACCACTGCGTTTACCGGAATGGCGCAAGCAATTGCCCCCATTGCTCAAACAATGGGTGACGCTTTTGGTAGTGCTGTCGCAGCACTTACACCACTTATTCAGGTCTTTACGCAGGGCGTTGTTCCAGCGATTATGACTGTCGTTCAGCCATTCATCACTGCTGTCGGCTCAATTCTTGGTTCCATCGGCAAGATTTTCACTACACCAGCCGTTATGAACTTGGTCACAATGATGACCAAACTGGCAAACGTAGTGGTTGCCGCTGTCGGCCCGTCGCTCAAACTCATCGCCGACACCTTTGACAAAATGAGTAAGAACAATGGGCCTCTTACGCAGTTTTTCACCAGCCTGACGCAATCGCTACAAATCATGGCTCCGTTGTTGCCAGCATTTGTAAATCTGCTTACACAGTTGCTCGTGGCGTTCTTGCCAATTATGCAAACAATGTTGCCCAGTATCGCTTTCATTGTCCGCATAGTTGCTGATGTGGCTAAGGGTATCGCCAACGTGGTCGACTTCATCGCCAAGATGATTGGAAAAGCCCACGGGTTGTTCAAGATTATTTCACTAGCCATCGGCGTGGTTCTGGCGGTTTGGTTCACTCGTAGCCTGTTCCTGAACCCCGTCATGGCTGCCATCGCTCAACTTCGCTCGTTTATGGCTACCTTGCTGAAAGTCGGCACGGTGGGCAAGGATGCCTTTGACGGGATGGCAAAGGGTGAAAAGGGTTTCGCCGGTCGCCTAAAGGGCTATCAGGGCGGTGTTGCTAAGGCAAAGACGTATCTCTTGCAACAGCAGGTAGGTAGGCAGTTCGCAGAGGGCGACATCAACATCCGTGGCTATCGCCGTGAAATGCGCAAAATTCAGATGCAAGGCCCTGCGTTTGAAGAGGAAATGAAACGCCTGCGTCGCACCAGCAACCCGATTTACGGTCGTGCGTTCGGTCAAGAGGGCGGAGGCATGATTAGTCGCCTACAGACTATGTTGCTTGGCCCGAACAAGAAAGTTCTTGCTGACCTAATGGCAGCATCGCAACGGTTTGAGCAAGGCGAGGACGAGAACGACAATGCTCTTAGTGAAAACACCAATGCGCTTCTAGATGTAAAGACGAACCTAGAAAAAGCCAATGGGATTTTGGGCGGTGCTGGAAACGTCTCTGCGAACGCCGAAATCGCAAATGCGGCAACGATACAAGAGGAATCAAACGCCAAAGTCGTCACCGCCGTAGAAAGCCTTACGGACAAGACGGCGGAACTTGCTGTTGTGAACCGGCAACTCCAAACCTCTAGTCGTCGCACCACTGGTTCGTTCCTCTACCAGTCATCTATTGGTGGCTACGTCAAGTGGGCAAAGGGTATCTACAGCGGTATTGACCGTGCTGGAAGGCTTTTTGGGCTTGACATCAAGAACTCTGTGGGATACGCCGGTCTTTACATCCAAGACAAGTTCCAGCAGGCAAGCGCAATTATCGTTTCATCGGCACAAAAGTTCGGTGGCTTGCTTGCCACAAAGGTGAAAGCAGCGTTCTATCCCATTTCTGTTGTCGCCAAGCAAATTGGAACAACAATTAGTGAAAAGATGGCGCAAGGGTCGTTTATCCTGCGTGGCGTTGCCGACATTGCCATGAACAAGGTTTCTGCGACCTTTGACACAGCCACTCAAAAGGTGAAAACGGCGTTTAGTAGTGCCACTGCATTGGTTTCTCAGGCATTTGAAACTGCTGGAAACGCCGTTCAAAGCAAGTTCCTACAAATTGACAACGCACTTAACGGTGCTATTTCAGCATCGGCAAAGATTTTGGCAAACGCTGGGCGTGTGGTTGGCGACAACCTTTACTTGGTTGGCTCGGTTCTGGGCGACAAACTAAAGAGTGCTGGCGAAACCGTCAAGACCGCCATCGGTGTGGCTGGTATTGCCTTTGGTGAAAAGATTACGGGTGCTATGTCCTCAATGTCCGACAGTATCCGCTTGTCGGGTATGTATCTGCTGGAAACCATTGGCAAGTCGGGTAGCGCACTCGTAAGTGCTGGCGAAACCGTTGCCCTGAAGTTTATGTATGGTGCTGATAAGGCGGTCGCCATCCTGAAGGGTGCTGGCTCAATGATTGGTGGCGGCATCGGCAAACTTGGTAGTGGAATCGGCAAGATATTCAGTAGCAAGTTGGGTGCTGGTCTTATGGGCGGCTTGGGCTTAGCGTCCTCAATGATTTCCACCCAAACGCTAGACAAGATTATGCCCAAGAATGCGGCTATTGACACCACAGGGGCTTTACAGGGTGCTTCTATCGGCATGATGTTCGGCCCGTGGGGTGCGGCTATCGGTGCGGCTATCGGTCTAATGAAATCGCTCTACAACACCTGTAAGCCCGTTCACAATTTCGTCCACAAGATTGGGACGACGCTCAAAGAGTGGTGGACGAAACACCTGCCGACAATCAAGAAAATCTTTGAGGTTATCGGTAAGACGGTTATGAAGGTGTTTGGATTTATCCGCACTCACTTGAAGCAAATTGCTGTAATCGCTGCTATCGCCTTTGCGCCTATACTCTGGCCGCTCGAACTTGCCGTCGGCGTGGTTTTCCTTATTGTCAAGCACTTCAAGGGATTTATGAAAATCGTCAAGGACATTATGCCCGTCCTAAAGGTGATTGGGGCGATACTGCTAAAGGTAGCAATGTTCCTAGCGAACATGATTATCAAGGCGGTCAAGATTCTCTGGGATATTTTGAAGTTCATCTTTGGTGTTTTCAAGGACATTTGGAACATCCTCTACGACATTGGAAAGTTCATTGTGACGGGCATTATCGCCTATGTTCAGTTCTGGTGGAATCTTGCCCAGAACATTGCCCATATATTTGTGACTATGTGGGATGGGCTGGTGAACGGGGCTAAGGCTGCTTGGGGCTTTATCAAGCGTATGTTCCACTGGATTGAGAACATCGGCGGGACGATTTGGGATGGGCTTTACAACGGGTTCGTGTGGATTGCCAACAAGATTATTGGGGCATACAACGACACCGTTGGTCTTATTCCGGGTATGTCAATTGGAAAACTGAAGGACATTGGCGGAAGTTCTAAGCCCGCAAAGGGTGCGGAGGCTGGTAAAAACGCTGGTCACACGCTTGTTGCTGCTCACGAAGCGGTGAAATCCCTGAAGGCAAACAAGGGTTCTGGCACGACAAACCTTAATGTTCACCCGAACGCTGTGACTATCAACATCTCTGGAAACGCCGATAAGGCAACCACCGAGCAAATCAAGAAAGTCGTTGACGACCAATTCAAGGAACTGCACCGCACCCTGAAGTCAATGGGTAGATAGTAAAATCGCTAAACAGGGGGTAGAGTTAGGGGTGAGCCGCTATGAAAATACTTACTCTTAACCCTATTTCCACCAGCGCAATAACAGAAAACCTACAGGTTGTTGGTGCGGCTGACGGGGCATCTGCCCAGAACGACCTAACAAAGACTTCGGTTGGAACTATCAACAACCCGTATGGTCACGTTGATTCTGTCCACGTTGAGAACTTGGCGCAGTTTTTCACCTCATACACGCAGTTGTCCTTGCCGACGCTGGGTGTTACGCCTCAAAAATACGGCACTTCACGGTTTTTCAGCCCGTATTACGGTCAGTATTACGCCTTTATCAACGACACGACAAACGTCTCTGGCGCAGACGAAGTGGTGATTTTGGAAGGCTCAAACGGCTACTCACCCGACTTACTGCTTAGTAGTTACACCACAATGAACGAAACGTTGCCCGTTGTTGGTGCTGGCGTAATCCCATTGTCGTCACCATCGCCGTCGGACGTATTTCCCCCTAGTGCCGACCCGTTGCCAGCAACCATCGGTAGTGAAAACTACCCGACCGTTGTTGTGAACGCCCCGTGGGAGGACGCACCGCTTTCTACCGCCCAACGCATTATCTCTGACTACTACGTTGCCTCAAACGTAAGTTCTATCCGCCCAAAAGACAACTTCGGTGGTGGAACCACGACGACCGCCAGTGGCTCAAACATTGTTTCCGTTTTTTCCAATACCGGAATTGTGGTGGGTATGCCCATCTCTGGCGCATACGTTCCGTCGGGAACCACAGTCACCGCCACAACAAACGTCGCCACCCTAACTGGTGTTACCGCCACGCCGTCTGCTGGAACCTTGACCTACGGCGTTTCTGGCTATTCGGCAAGCGCATCTTTCTCAAATGGTGACGCAATTAGCGTGACGAGCGCAACACCATCGTTCTACAACATCCCAACCAGCCTCAACTACACGGCTACGGGTGTCACGTCAACCAGTTTCACCACCACCGACCCCAACTTCCAGCCCATTTCGGGCATTACGGCAAACGGCAACCAGATTATTTTTACTACAGCGAGCGCACACGGCTACTCGGTAGGGCAGAGCATCCTGACGGACGGAACAGGTGTTTCAGCGTTCAACTTCCCCAGCACCCCACAGTTGATTACGGCGGTCAGCACCTACACGTTCACTATCTCATCAACGGCTACAGGCTCATACACTTCTGGTGGAAACGCAACTCTTTACGGCACTTGGGTAGCGAGCAACGCCATCGCCACAGACAGCAACCAAATTGTTATGTCTAATAACGCCACCGGCAGTAGTGGTGTTTCTTTCCCCAACAACGTTGTGACGTTTGCCAATGGCGACGCAGGCTCACTGTCCGTTGGACAGGTGATTGTAAATCGCTACAGCCTGCAAGTTGGCGTTATCTCTAGCGTTGATTCGTCTGGCAACTTTGTGACGCTTACGGGTGCGGCTGCGATTTCACTAAACAACGAAAACGCACACATCTGCACGTTGATGTCCAATATCGACACGACGAACTCTGGTGCGAACCAGAACACCATGTATGACTCCTACAGCAATTCCATTACCGTTCTTAGCAATACGGCACAGGTCTATGGGGCTAGTGCTGGGCAGACGACAACGGGCTGGACTGCTGGTGTTAGTGGAACCACAGCGATATACCAGACAGCGTCAGGAACGTTCAATAACTACGTTGCTGGGCAACAAGTCACCATTACGGGCTTTGCGAATACGTCATTCAACGGAACGTTCTATGTCAGCATTGGCACAAATTATACTTTTACTGTTGCCAACTCAACCGCCACCGGAACAACAACTGGAACCGGCACGGTTCAGGCGACCGGAACGACCTATTACGGATACAACCAGTTCTACTCTGGGCAGAACGTATCGGTCACTGGTTTCAGCGGAACGGCAACCGCCTTCAACGCTTCTGGCACGGTTATCGCCCAGAACTCTAACCTTTTCCAAATCGCTTCTAGCCTTACCGCCACTGCGACGGCTAATGCGACGGCTACCGTTTCCACCTCAAACTGGATGGTTCCAACCCTCACAACGGCGACGCTAACAAGTGCTTCATCGACGGGTTCCAGCACATCTACCGGCTCTGTGACCTACACGGTTTCTGGAACAAATCCATTTAGCGTTGGTGAAATCGTAAGTATTACGGGCTTCTCTAGCACCGCATACAACCTCACCCTTGCCACTGTTGCTAGTGCCACAACCTCTACGTTCTCAATTTCCACCAACAGCATCGCCAGCGCAGGAAACGCAACGGGAACCGGAACAGCGACACTCAACCCAGCGATTTACGACGCTCAGGGGGTTTTTATTGGCTACTCAAAGTCAAATCAGGCTGGTGGAACCTACGGAACAATTATCAACAATCCGTCCGTCACGTTCAGCATCCAAAGTAATCCAAACAACGTATCCGCCAGCAATAACAACAACACTGGCTCTGGCACAGGGTGGAATAACTACAACCAGACCCTCAACGAAATCGTGGCTGGTCAGTATGTATTCCCAGTTCAGACCTACAACCCTTTCTACACCACCACTAGCCCAGCATTCAACGCGCTGAACTACGACAACAACATCGCTGGCATTTTGCCCGGTATGTGGTTTGCAGGGCTTTACAACAACTCAACGCAGATTATTCCACCCTGCCTTATCAACTACGTCGACTACACAAATCAGACAATTACGCTGTCGGCATCAGCGGTGGCGAACCTCAGCAACAACACCGCCCAGCAACCAGCCCTTTTCTGCGTGGCGACCACAAACACTGCTTCCAGCACCCTCTACAACCGTGTTGTGACGGGTTCTAATGCCTACTACGTCACGGCGACGGCGAACATTACGTCTAGTGGAAACAGTGCCACAGCATCAACGGCATCGGCGCACGGGCTTTCAGTTGGCTCACCAATCACCATTACAGGGGCAAGCGTTACCGCCCAAAATGGAACATTTGCGGTTTATTCAGTGCCTTCGCCAACCTCGTTCGTTTATCTACCACAGGTATCCTCAACTGGCACGTCGGCTGGTGCTACATACACCTCTTGCGGTCTTGATGAAGCGTCTAACGCTTTTAGTCTAGTTAGCGCAACCTCAAATGGCACGAGCGTCACTTTCACCACCGCTGGCGGAACGTTCAATATCGGTCAATACGTCACCATTACGGGTTGTTTGCCAATCGACTACAACGTGGCGAACGTTCCCGTGACGGCAACTGGAACAAACACCTTTACCGTCACAATGCCAAACGTCGTGAGTGATGCCTTCAACACCAACTCACTAGCCCCGCAGGCGTATTCAACAATGTCCGTTATGCCCTACAGCAACGACTTTGCTGATAGCACTACCTTTACACGGGGTCTTGTTTCGGGAAGTAACATCCCAGCCAACACAGTTATTTCACTAAACACGGTGGCAACTGCGAATGGAACGCAGTATGTAAGTCTCGGTGCTGGAACCGGCTCATACAACATCAACGTTGGCGACTTTGTTTATGGAACGGGTATCCCATTAGGCACACAAATTGCCTATCTGGGATACACAACGCCTTCTGCTTTCAACACCGCCACTGTTAGTGCCTCTGCTGGAACGGTGACGCTTGTTGGAACGGCAGGCTGGCACAACTCGTCCGCCGGTCAAACCGTTAGCGTCACGAGTGCGACCTCAAACGCAACAGCAAACCCCAACGCATACAACCTTTCGGACGCATATGTTCAATCAGTAACTACGACAAACGTTGTTCTTGTTGACCCCACCGTAGTGAAAATCACGTCTGGCTCAACAACGGGAACGACCGGCAACTACTCGTTTGTTTATGTAACACCTGCCCACAACTACCAGAGTGGCGATATTGTTACCGTAAGCAACTTTTCCAGCACGGCGTACAACAAGTCAAACGCCACCATTACAGGCGTTACGCCGACCTCTTTTACGGTCGGCCCATTCTCGGCTAGTGCCGCTTCTGCCACAGCAACGGCATACGCAACTCAGGTTGTCGGAACCGTTACTGCTGGAAACGGCGGTTATGTAGGAACCGACCAAATCGTTCAGTTGACCAACAACGCAGCATCTGGCACGATTTCCAATTTCACCATCTACAACGAGTCGTCATACAATACGAACTACAACAATGCGGCGACTAATTATAACGACAACGGGTATGCCTTATTGAGCCAAGCGGCTACAGGCATTTCACCTAACACGCCCGTTGCTTTTGAGGTCGTCACGCCAGCGGTAATTGGTAACACGTCTTACAACACGATAATCGTCGGTGGTGGCGGATATTCGTTGAACGAAAACAGCAACGGCAATATTTTGTTCAACAGTAGCCCTGCGGTTTGGAAGAACAAGGCGTATCTTTCTACTACAAATAACAACAAGTTTTTGTCCAACATCATCAACGTTCCCTCTTTCTACACACCGCTACAACTCATCAACACACAATCAACGCCCGTAACGACGATTACGCAAGGTTCCACCTCGTCCGTCATAAATGTGAGCAACGCCTCTGCCTTGACGGTTGGCAACACCTACATGATTCAGGGCTTTGTAATTACGGTTATTAGCATCAATGCCCTAAGCAACACGGCGACCGTTTCGCCACCTTTCACCTCTGGTTCGCCACTGGTTCTTAGTTCCACGCCGTATGCCAATGGTGACGCTGTAAATAACAACATTTACAACTACGAGTCGGCCTTCAGTCAAGGCAGTTTTATCAACTCAACCGACTACGCCTCTACGGGCGCAGGTGCGATTTCTGTATCCTCGCCCATTACTCGTTATCACCAACAGGGTATGTATCTCGGTTCATACGCTATTGGAAATCGTTACTTCGGCTCGCAGACCAACCAAGACTTTGAGCAGATTTACATCACCCCACCCGTTCTCGGTAGCCACGTCGGCACGACACTCAACCAGCCGATTTCAGCAAACTTGGATACGCAGTTCATCGTAAATCCGGCAACCACGACGTTCAACACCTACACGGACACTTTCGGACACACGGTTCAAAACAAAAACTTTATTGACTTGACGCTCGGTGCGGTCGGCGGTCAGGCTGTTCGCACAAACTATGTCGTCATTGTCGGCTCTGGGGCGACACAAGAGGCTGTGCTGATTAGCGGTCAGTATCAGACCACCGACAACTCTGACGTGACACGAAGCGGTTCTGGGCCGGTTTCGTGGCAACTGGCGGATGGTCAGTCGTTCCAATACAACCACTTGGCCGGTGAGCCGGTCGTAACCCCGAACGTGAACCTTAGTCAAATGGTTATAACGGGCAACGTGGTCTATTCCATTACCGCAATCGCCCCTTCCACCCCGTCGGCTGGATACGTCCAATACACAACCAATTCGCCACACGGTTTGTCTGCTGGAAACCCCGTGTTTATTACGGGTTGCACCCCAACCTCATACAACACCCCCAGCGGTGGCGCAACGGTCGTCAGCACTACGCCCTACACCTTCGTTATCGCCAACTCGGCAACAAGTAGCGCAACGGTTCTCGGCACTCTGGCTAGTGAAAACGTCTACATCAACTCTGGTTTGCAGAGTTTGGAAGTCGGGCAACCCATCTACTCGCTTTACGGCAATATTCCAGCAGGCACGACAATTACGTCAATAGCCCCTGCCGGTACTGGTTCAACGCAGGGGCAAATCACCATTAGCAACCTGCCGATTGCCACAAACACGGCGCAGGCATCCATTACGGGCGTTGCACCAGACCCAACAGGAACGCTGGCTGTCTATACGGCGAACAACAATTTCTCTGCCGGTCAGCAAGTTTCTATTGCTATGACGGGAACCGCTACTGCTGCTAGTCAGGCACTTGCATTTGTTCTGTCCGCTACGCCATCAAGTTTCACTACAAGTGGCATCACGCCCAACCCGTTCTCGCCAAGCCAGATTTCCAAAATCGTCACCAACGCCAACAACTTGGTTATTACGTCGGCTAGTTATTACGCTGCCTCGCAGACAATTATTTACACCTACAAACTGCCATTTACTCCGGGTGTTGCGCTAGTTAGTGGCGACACCGTGACGGTAGGCGGATACACGGGAACGACGAATAGCAAGTTCAACGTCACGAACGCTGTGTTGTTTTCACCTACGGTCGGCTCAGCAACGGGAACCTTCACGGTTCGTGTGAACTACATTTCGTCGTCTAACTTCACCATTACTCAATCGGCAACGGCAAATGCCAAGAAATCAACCAGCGTTGCCTATTACGTTCCGTCACCTACAACCACGCTTACGGCAGGTGAGACAGTCCAAGTGTCGGGTATCACGGTGGCTGGATACAACACGACGTTCAATATCACCAGCACGGCTACGGGCGGCTACATTACTTACAACAGCACCCAAACCTCGCTGGGCAACGTGAACTCAACGCCCACTGGGCAACTCTCAATCTCCAGCCTCTCTACGGCTAGTGGAAACGCTACGTCGGTCAATGAACCTCTGGGAACGGGATTTGCAAACACCCACTCGGCATACACCCCAGTGTTGGGCGGCGCCGACTTTGGAACTGTAAGTTCGCTCGGCTACAACGCTTCACCATCGGTTATTGGAAGCAACCCGTCAAAGACGGAAAACGCTGTGGTGGAAATGCACTCGACCTTCAACCAGCCGTGGCTTACGGCAGGAACAACGGGCAACGCCAATATTTCCACCACTTTGGCACAAACCGCAAGTGCTGGCTCAACCTCTCTTATCCTTGCCAGCAACGAGAACTTTCCTGTCGCCTACCCCACGCTCACACAAACAGGCGTGAACTTTCTACCACCGAAACTTGGTCGCTTGGCTGGCTCGGTAGTTGCCAACTCAACAACTATTCCGTTTGTTATCAACGGCGAACTGCCCGGTGCGTTCCCGTATTCGGTCACGCTGGGTAGTGAAACCCTTGTTGTCGGCTCGCTGGGGCAAAACTCTATGACCCTCTCAACGGGTGCGTCGGGAACCTACAACTGCTTGCTCGGTTACTCATTCAGCGGAAGCACCACCGCAAGTAGCGCATCCATTACGAACATCACCTCAACCGCCTTCAACTATTTGTCGGTAGGTCAGAGCGTCCAGTGCGCAGGTTTCCCATCAGGAACAACGATTTCCACCATTACGGCATCGGCAAACACGATTACGTTGTCCGCAACGGGTCAATACACGGGAACCTATCCGCTGACGTTGGCTACCGTCAATAGCCACACTGACCTCACGCCAGTTCACCTCACGGCTATGCCGTCAAACGTCCAATACACCGCCCTTGACGTGCCGTATTTCTACCTGTTGCAGAACCTGTCTATTGGCGCAACCTACACGTCACTAACGACAACTCCTGTGCCGTGCGCTATTCCAGCAGGAACGACGCTCTACATCCAGTCCGGCAACTACTCGCAAGCATTGACGGTCGCCACAGCGATTTCAGCAGGCGCAACAACGATTTCGGTCAATTCATTTGTTGCCAATTACGGCTATCTCGCTACGGTTGGCTCGGCTGGCGTAATCACCTCGTCTGGTTCTACGATTAGCGTTGGCTTGGGAACGTCACTCTCATACGGTCAGACCGTTGTTATGGCGCAAAGCGGAAACTATCAGCAACTTATTGTCGCCAAGCCCGTGTCGGTCAACAACCTGAACGTGACGTTCCAGCCGTTCTACGTCACCTACAACTTTACGAGTTCGGCAAACGTGTTCGCCCCGTATGCGATTTCACTAGACACGGGCAACACTTTGGAAACCGTGTATCCGGTAACGATTCCTGCTTCGCAAAGTGCCGACGGCTACTCAGACCCGTATCTTGTGAACTTGCTTTCACCACTCACTTACGACCACTCGGCTGGCACGGTTTTCCAATACTATTCGTGGCCTAGCAATCCGGCGTTAGGTGATGTCACCTACCGACCCGATTTGGGCAATTTCTATATGTATGATGGTTCTATCTGGCGAACCTCCCGTGTCTTGGGGGTACAGGGGGTTTACGGATTGTTAGGTGCCGCCAATGGCTAGTTCACACAAGTTCTCAATGTATCTGCTTGACCCACTTACGGGTAACAGCACGACCGACGACAGTTTCGTAAGCACGAAATCAACTGCCTATGCCGTTCAGCACGGCGGTTTCCGCTCCAAAGACCCCAATGGCGACGAATGGACGGCAGTGGTGTTATCACGGGTGCGTATGCGCCACACGGCGGCTATCCCCCACTCGCAAAAGGTTGGTTTCCGCACTTCCGGCATCCACCTTCACCACAAGTCTGCCCCTGTCGTGAGCCACATTACGGTTGCCCCCGGAACTCAACTGGTGTTCAAAGAGGGTGCTTCTAACGAAATCCACTGGGTCTATGACGACTTTGATGGTGATGAGCAAACGCACTGGCACGTCAAGATATTTGACCAATACACCTACAACTCGCTGGCGTTCTCGGTAAATAACTCAACGCCTATGTTTGAGCAGACGGGCAAGGATAAGTCCACCTCTGTGAGCATTGACAGCGCACTTCCGGTGGTTACTGGCACGGGAACTGGCAATACGGGGTTTGTGGATGGTGGTGTTTATTACGCCGCCGTTCGGGTGGCAAAAGACCACAACAAAGACCCGTTTTGGAGCGATTGGGCTGTTCAGCAAATCACTGTTTATGTCGACCAGCCAAAGCCGCCGCTTCTATCAGTATACACCAATACGTCTAACGCAAGCAATACCCTTGTCATACAATCGTCAGACAACTTGCTGGGCGACAACAATGGTGGAATGAGCAAGAATCAGGGCGACTGGCAACGCACCACCATTGACGCTTCCTCTGGTCAATCAACAGTTAGTTTCAGCCACACGGCTATTTCCAATACGTTGGCACTCACCGACGGACAGGTAATCACCTCTATCCCCGTCGGAACAACTGGCTATATCTCTACGATTGGTGGAATCGCTGCTTCGGGCGTGACGACGTTCAAGGTTTCTGGCAAGAAAAACGTCAATACGTCAGCACTCGGCTTCCCAACGACCGGCACGTTTTGGATAACCATTGGTAGTGAAAAGTTGCTTGTTCGCAACCACATGGACGGAACTTCCAAAACCCCCGACACGTTTGATGTAGTTGCTCGTGGATACCTTTCCACCACAGCAACCTCGCACCCACAATGGGCGACCGTCACTTACGGTCTGCAACAGGACATTTACACGGGTTCCAATGGTGAAATCGTCCACACCTTTGACGTAAAAAAGTATGGCAAGCCAATTGTTCACCACGGCATTACTCGTTGGTACTCAGACGCAACAACGTCTAACAACAGTCCGACTGTTTCCACCATTAGCAAAACAATTCCTATTTATCAGGCGACTGACCCTAACGACAAGAAATCTCGCAACCACTTCTGGGTCACCGACCCCGGTGGAACGCTGCAACCCGGTCAGAAAATCCAAATCGTCTATAACACTTGGAACAAGACGGTTGTTTCAAATGGCACATACAACCCCACCAATCCAAAGAAAAACGGATTGCGCACTTCCACCACAACGACCGAAAACCTGCATCTCGCCCCACTCCTGACGTTTGGAAATGCCCCTGCTGAAACCGTCACTATCAAGTCGGTTGAGACAGACAAAATCGTTACCACGCCATCAAAGGTGGTCGGCACTGTCGCTGGTTCTGTCTGCGGTGGGCCGGGTCACCCGATTACTCACATTGACATCCACATGGCGACCGACGGAACTGACGCAGGCCCGCAAAACTTCAATGGTGTTGTTCCAAAGAACACGCCGTTCATTGTTTCATCTGGTGGAAAATCTACGACCGTTTATGTTCAGAAGGACACGTCTTGGTCGGGAACTCGTGTCGGCTTCTGGTTCTGGGGCTGGGATAAGGTCACGCTTCCTATCCAGCCCGTAGTGAAATGCCCTGCGTTTGCCGTAAATGGTCACACAGACGGTTCTTACTTTGCCTTCCCAGACGGCGCAACGGTCACCTCACTGTCGGCATCCAACACGAACGTAAAGAAAATCACCCTAGAGCAGAACTACGGACAAGGCAAGTTCGCCGGTCAAGTCCTGACGCTCAATGACGTTATTTATCAAACGTCAGCACGAACCGCCAACCCCTCGTCGTCCAACAGCAGCGGTCACTACGTCACCACACCCGGCTCAACGCAAACGCCCTCGTGGATTGAGAAGCAAACGGCAGTTTTCCAATTCAAGGTAGACACCCTCGCCTCATCACCACCCGTTTCTTTCCGAAACGCCTCGTATCCTGCGACGAGTGCGAGTGGCTTTCCGCAGTTCAACACCACGACCGTTACCTTGCCACAGTTCGGTTGCTCTTTTAGCAGTGGCGTTCGTTCCATTACAGCAAACTCCAACAGCGACGCTGCGAGTGTGTATGTCGGTATGCCCATTTCTGGCTCTGGTATCCAGCCGGGAACCACCGTGACATCCGTCTACATCACGCCCAGTAGCAACTCCATTTTGATTTCACTACCAACAACCGCTTCGTCTGCCCCGCTTGGAACAATTGTTTCCGTCACGGCATCAGCACTCTCATACAACAACTACGAAGTGGTTATGAACGGTGTTCCGCTGGGAACAACAGTCACAAACACTACCGCCTCTGGCAACAATGTTGTTTTGACCTTTTCAGCATCCGGCACGGTTCCAGTTAGTTCTTACACGTCGTCAGATGTTCCGTCGTATTTCACTACGAACCAGATTACGTTGCTTGCCCCGTCGCTCAATGTAATCCCAGCAGGGTCAATGAGTATTCCGATTACGCCAATGAAGGTGAATCACAACTACCCAATTCACTGCCCCGTGCGCATCAACTACCCAGCCTTGCTTGGTGATAACGGCATCATCGTCAAGCCGTCTCCCGCTTCAGGCAACGCCACTGCGGAAGTGTCTTTGGTTCCATCAGCAAACGCCACTTGGACAGCGACCAACAATATCCCCGTCACAGCAGGTCAGACCTACGGTTTGGCAGGATACACACGGCGCATTACTGGTGGTGGAACACCATCGTTCGCCCCATTTATTGACTGGTATAACGACTTAGGAAACCTTATTTCCACCTCGTCGGGCAACCACAGTGTTATAACGCCATACTTTTACGGCAACGTCACAAGCGGTTCTGCCATTATCACCAGCCTGACGGGAACAAGCACGGCAGTCAAGGTCGGCAACGGCATCAAGGGCGTTGGTATTCCAGCAGGGGCGACCATTGTGAGCATTAGTGGCACGTCGCTTACGATGAGCGTCACCGCCAACGCTACGAACACAAACGTTCGCATTTCCAATTACACAGCAATGGTTATCGGTGCGCCCATCACCTTTACGGGAACTATTGCGAGTGGTAGTCCGACAACCATTTCGGGTCTTTCCACCACAACGGGTCTGGCTGTGGGTCAAGTTATCTATGGCTACGGCTTGCCTTTTGGAACGTCTATTTCTAGCATCACCGCCAGCGCAAGTTCATTGACTATTTCGCAGTCGGCAACAGCGTTCTCTAGCGGCAACTCTTTCCGCACTTGCTCAACTGGTGTAATCATTGGCGAGGTTGGCGCACCTTACTACCTGTCGCCTATGGGTCAGTATGGTCAGAACTGGACACCAAACGCTATTGTCGGCAAGGCTCCCGACTTACACACTCTTGTTTCCGCCTGTTACTTCACCTCAAACGGCGACGGGACAACGGGCTACTACACGGTAACCGCAGGCTCTACAACTATTTCACTATCCGCTGGCGCAACCGTGACTGACGGATTTGGAAATACAATGACCGTTATCCAAGCAGCATCAGCAGGCTCAACAACTCTGGCGGTCGGCTTCAACACAATCCCGTCTAGTTCACCTACCTACCTGACGGTTGCTGCGACCCGTGCCGTTCCACGCTTCCAGTGGTATAACCCCACGTCAGGTGACGTGTATGCGCTCGCCTCAGTGACGTTCCGTTCCGTGACCCCGAACTTGCCGAACAGCAACTACGTTCCCCTCGCCACACAGTTGGACACCGTTCAAAAGCCAGTCAGCACGACGGGCTACTCGCCTACGTCAATTATTTTGAACAAGACGACCAAGACCAACGGTAGTGAAACCGTGTATCTGTTAGACCCAGCAATGGACTACGGCACACGGGAAACAGCACAGGGAGCCTCAAAACAAGTTCTTTGGACTTTGACAACTAGTGCGGTGAAAAAGAACGCTACGTCTTTGTCCGTGACTGACGTTACGGGACTTGCGCCCGGTTCCACCTTGACCATTGGCTACGGAACGCCCGGTCAAGAGGACTTGCTTATCTCAACTGGTTGGGGTGGCTACAACCCCGTCACCATTGACCACTCTACGCCTATCAAAAACAATCACCCAATCAACGACCGAGTGTATGCCTTCGTCAATTCCCTACAGGGGAACGTTTTTCAGCCACAACTTTCCGGCACACCCGTTGCCGTGTTCAACTGGAACAGCGACGGATGGATTAACACGCCACAGGCGACCTACACGTTCACGGTGCAACGTAGTGAAAACAACGGCGCAACATGGACTACGTTGCGTAATGGCGGCAACCTGACGGTGAATTCAAACGGCGTGGCGACTATTCAGGACTACGAACTCACCCCCGGTGCGACACAGCAGTATCGTGCGTGGGCAACGTGGGTTTCACCATCGGGGCAAAAGTGGCAAGGCGAAACGACTTACCAACTCACCGCCCCCGTTATGTCGAACAACCAGTGGTGGATTTCCAGCACCAGCAACCCTGCTCTGCGTTATCCGTTGCTTGTTCAGAACCAATCAACAGAAACAATGAAGCACCCAAACGGTGTCTTGTATCCTCTCGGCTCTCGCTTCCCAATCACCATCGCTGGTGTCGTAGGCGGTCGTGACGGCTCTATTGACGTTATGTGGACTGACATTCCAAACTGGCAGAACTTCCTCAACTTCTTGCGTCTTGGTGAAATCTACGTCTTGCAGAACCCTGTGGAAAACACCAAGTCGTATATCTTTATCAACGATGACGTGACGTGGGAAAACAACGCTTCAAGTCAGCCTTACCGCAAGGTAACTATCCCCTACATTGAGGCAGCACCGCCGAACTTTGGCTACACTTACGGAAACTAGCCATGTATAAAATGTCCGAAAAGATGACGAAATCCCTAAAGGGGTCGCACCGACCAATGATTCTGGTCGGCGTGGTGTCGGTTGATGGCACTCAAACGTTTATCCCCATCGACAGCGGAACGGTGACGATTGACCGCACCAGCCAAGACGTGCGACGCACTCTCAATTTCACTACAGCGAAAGAGGATTTGGTTCCTCTCTACAACTACGACCCGTTGCAGATTTACGGCAACCACGTCTATGTCTATCGTGGCGTTCTTTGGAACCTTGACGCTATTGACCCCCGACTTTATTCAGCACCCCTACCGTTGGCAAAAGAGTGGCGTGTGCCAGCCAACGGGGCGTATGAACTCGTGCCTCTGGGCGTATTCCGTATCAACACCGTTTCCGTTGCTGAGGATAAAGACGGTGACATCAAGATTACGGTTGACGCTTCGGACATCGCAGCAAACATTGGTAAAAACCACTGGACAAACCCCGTCACAGTTTGGAAAACCAAATACAGCGTTCCCGTCGCCAAGACCGACACAACGCCGGAACAGACCTACATCGCTTCCAGCACCCAAGAAGCAATCAAAATGCTTATCCAAGACCGTTGGCCTGCCCACAACTCATTCGGGCCTCCGACGTTCAACTTTTCTGGTGTAAATGACAAGGCGTTGAGCAAGCCAGTGATTATGGGTAGCCAGACCGTTTCCACCAGCGGTTCCAATAGCCCGTGGACAGACATTTCCGCTTTGGCAACAGCACTCAACGCCGAACTGTATGTGGATGCCGACGGGGCTTTCACGCTCCACACCGTTCCTGACCCGAACACCATTCCACCAGTTTGGAACTTTCTTGACGGCGAGGGTGGTTTGCTCACCAACGCAGAACGCAAAATCCAAGACTCTAAGGTTGTGAACTACGTCATTGCCACTGGTGAAAACACGGGGGCAAAGAAACCTATTCGCTCTATCGCAACCGACAACGACCCCAGTTCACCAACGTATTATCTCGGAACATTTGGGCGAGTTGTTGGTATGGAACCCGGTCGCAAGAAACTGGTCACCCAAGCAGAGGTCGACGATGCCGCTAAGACCTACCTCAACTGGTATGCCGGTGGTGATGAGGAAGTCACTATCAAGGGCGTTGTAAATCCTGCTCTTGACACGGGCGACGTTATTCGTATTCGTCGTCGTAAGGTCGGCATCTTTGACATTTCAGCAGTTGTGTGCGAACTGGATGTCGAAGTCTTGCAAAGCAATACCGTTATGGCTAGCACCCTTGTAGTGAAAAACGTCAAGAAGGATATACCCGTCGGCACTCAACTGCTCGTCAACACCAACTACGGCAGTCAGGCTCTACGAGTGGCAAAGACGTGTGCCGCTAAATCAACGCTTTTGTATGTCGACCCGTTCTACCCTGCTGATAACTACCGCAAGGACACGATTATCTGCGACGCAAAGATTCCGAGTGACGGTGCGGTCAATTACTTTATCGACAAACTGACTATTCCACTAGACCTGACTACGGAAATTGAGATTACTGCCCGTGAGCGTCGTGTAGGAACCAAGAAGGACGCTGTTCGTATTGCGGAGTACAACCAATAATGTTCGACATGAAGGACTTGGCGAACTCGTTGGTGAACAACGGAACGTGGGGCTTTGCGCCCGTAGATACGTTCCGTATGGGCATTGTCGCCGGATACGACCCAGCGTTTTCGTTTGACGACGGGGCGAATACGTTTCCAGCACTAAGCGTTCAGTTGGCTGGCGACGAACGAATGATGCACGGCTTTCGCTTTGCTGAACACTACGTTCCGCACTTGGGCGACACAGTATGGGTCTTGATTTCACCAGACGACCACTGGGTTGTCGGTGCTTTGGCAACCAGCGCAACAGAGCGAGCCAAGCGTTCACCTATGACGTATATGGGGTCTGCCACCGCCGCTGGGCAAACCAACCCTGCCGTCACCACCGCCTTGCTTCCAAATCGTTTGTATCGGGTTGAGGGGCAAGTGCATTTCACTACAAGCGGGTCGGGCGCAAACTATGCGGGTCAAGTAAGCCTCAAAGTCACACAGCCGTATTCCAGCACACCGCTTGTATTGGAAACCCGTGATGTTTTCCCCAATAACTCGTATGTCGTCACCGGAAGTCAAGAGTGGTCAATCACCGACCAATCCAAATGGTCAAACGGGCTTTGGACGGCGACGAACACAAACTCGGAATACACATGGACGCTAGAGGTGAACTCTCTAGACTCAACGCCGTCTTACGCTTCCTACAACGAAAATAACGCTTATAACGCTGGCGACTTGGTGGTCGACACCAACGGACACTATTGGAAGTGCGTTCAGTCGGTCGCTGGCGTTTGGTCAAGTTCAGCAACTTATTATCCGGGGCAACTTGTTCTTTACCCCGCTCAGAGCGAGTATTTGTTTGCAAACTTCAATAATCAAAACATTTCACCTGCGACAACGGCAAATGGCTGGGATTCTAACTTCAACACTCAAACAAACGTTATAACCTCAACACCGTTCTATATGCCAACGTGGACGTTTACGGGTGTGTTCGGCGGTTCATTGCCCACTACCCCGTATTTCACTAGGGTTACCCCGCCCACCATTACGGTTACCAGTAGCCGTTTGACCGTTCACGATATGGGCGTTGCATCGTAACGGGATTTACAAATCAGCATTGTATTATCGTGCTATGGCAAGCACCTATTTAGTCACTGCGATATGCGCTGGAGTTCCAGCACTGCTTAGTTCTGTTGCCGCCATCCACGAAATCCACAAGGGGCGCAAGGAGAACAGCGGTGACCACCGCAAAGTTCAGGGCGCATTGGAACGGTTGGACAACCGGATGGAACGCCTAGATAACAAGATTGAGGGCGTAGACATCAAGGTGGAAAAGACGGATTTACGCTTTGACGCAATTGAGGATAAGATTGAGCGTCACTTAGGGTGGCACAGAAGCCAAGCCGAAACCGATTTGGAAAAGGCTCTAAAGAAAGAGTAGATATGCCGGACGCAATCACCACCACCGAAATTCAAGTTGCCGACCAAGCACTCGCAAAGGCAACTGCCGTTGTAGAGGCAAAGGGTCAGCCACTCGCCCCTACTAACGCCACCAACACCGAAATTGACGAACTGGGCAACGACATTGTTCGCTACGTCACGCCGGTTCTGGTTGGTTGGTTCATTACCCTCGCCGCCAAGAAGGGCTTTCACATCAGCACGGCGACCGCCTACCAGCAGGTCTTTCCGTTCGTGTCGTCGGGATACTTCATCCTCGTTCGCTACCTTGAACAGCACATCCCTGCTCTCGGTCGCTTGCTCGGTATCAAGAAGCCAGCCAAAAAGTAGTGCTACGTTGGGGATAGAACCCCGACAAGAGTTTGTTTCGTAAGAAACAGCAAAACCCCTAGCCAATCCGTTTTGGAAAGGCTAGGGGTTTTGTTCTGCGTCACTTTGAGCGACAATCGTGGTGAACGAAACTTGCTATTACGACCGAGTTGGATAGCAAGTTCCGCCCACCACGAAACTTTGTTAGCCGACCACCTTGACGCTGGTGCTAATACCGCCCTCAACTGGGGCTAGACCCTCAACGGCGATTCCTGTGGTCGGGTCAAGAACAGCACCGTCGGCGTAGTCGACGAACTTCTTGATTTCCGCAAGGTTCGCCTCACGCTTTACACGCACCCACTCGTCCTTGCCGTAGTGTTCAGCCCACGACAGGAACACGTCAAGGTCGGTCACCTCAACCTTTGGCGCAACGACACGGCTCGTCACCTTGCCGTCTGGGAAATCAAGGCTCTTGCGACCGTCAGTGTCGTTCTCACGAACACGCATAAGGTAATCGCCCAAGATACGCTCAAAGTAATCAACGGTCTGTGAGTTAGACGTGGTGTTCGCCTCAACCCAAGCGTTGATGCGGTCAAGTTCGACCTGTGCCTGACGCTTCACCTCGTCAATACGACGTTGTGCCTGTGCGAGACGGCGCATAGCCCACAAGGCTTCGTCGTCGTTGTTAATGGTGAACGCATTAGGGTTCTCAAAACCCGTTGGCTCACCAAGCGAGGCTAGGTAATCCTCTAATGATTGGTCAATTGCTTCGTTCGGCATTTTGCCCTCTTTCTCTAATCGGTTATAACTGCTTGATACAACTATACAGGTGTCTAGTGACTAACGCAAGTCTTTAGGCGGAAATCTTTTCGCCGTTGCGGATTGCGCTCTCAACCATTGTGTCCATAAGGCGACGTGCGCTCTCGTAGCGGTCAAGCGGATAAACACCACTACCCGACTTCACAGCGTAGGCACGGCGCAACTCGCCAACATAGGGCGAGATTATCTCAATCGTGCGCTTGCCACCACGCTTATTTACGAGGGTGACCTTGTTGTCCAGTTCGGCGATTGCGGCATCCTCACGCTGAGCCTTCACCTCAATGTCTGGGTCGTATTCGTAGTCCATCACAACTCCTTATCCGTTATCTGATACTAAACCACTATACAGCATAGGTGCGACAAAAGCAAATACACACGAAACACCATACAAACAAAAGGTTTTAGATAACACTTGACGGCGGTTGAGTGAGCGTGTAAGATTGCCCGTGACGACTCCGACGACAGATGTTAGAGCCTGATTAGAAAGAGAACCAAATGTCCTTATTCACCAAAGCCACAAAGGCGCAGGCAAAAGCCCGTGTCGCCTTCTGTGGCCCATCCGGCGCAGGCAAGACCTATTGGTCACTGCTCTGGGCAACCAAGTTGGCAGAGGGCGGCAAGATTGCCTTCATTGACACCGAACGTAGTTCAGCATCGTTGTATGCCGACAAGTTCGACTTCGACACCCTCTCAATGTCACCGCCCTACCACCCCGACCGTTTGGTTGAGGCAATCCGTTCAGCAGAGGCAGAGGGATACGCCGTAATCGTTATCGACAGCCTCACGCACTTCTGGCAGGGCAAGGGTGGCGTTCTAGAAATCGTTGATGACGCTAAGGGTCGCTTCGGTGGCAATCAATACATGGCTTGGGGCGTGGGAACACCACTCCAGCAAGCAATGGTTGATGCCCTACTGGCGTTCAACGGACACGTCATTGTGACTATGCGCTCTAAGACCGAATACACAATGGACAAGAACGAAAAGGGCAAGACCGAAATCAAAAAGGTCGGTATGGCTCCGCAACAGCGTGACGGTATTGAGTATGAATTCACTCTTGTGTTTGACGTGGATATTCAGCACCGTGCCGTTGCCACCAAGACACGTTGCGACACGTTGGCAGACCGTTCGTTCCAGCCAAACGCCGCAGAGGAAGCCAGCGACATTTTCCTGAACTGGCTCTCGTCTGGTGACCCGTTGCTCTCGCAGAACGAGCGTGACGCTATCGACAACAAAATCAAGAGCCTGTCGCCGTCCCAGCGTCGCACTCTCGGTTCTGAGTGGGCGAGCAAGGGCTTGCCAAAGGTCGGCGCAATGACCGAAAGCCGTAAGGCAGACGCATTAGCGTTGATTGAACGAGCCTCAGAGTTTGACGACGAGGAAACGACCGACGAGGTTCCGTCGTAAATCACCACCAGAGGGGTCTATAAGGCTCTCTCACAGGCGCAACCCCCATTGGGTAGGGATAGACCTACCTGATGGGGGATTTGCCATTTACGAGCGTAATCACACACAGCGCATCCCGTTTGTGTAAGGTGAACAACCTTACGAGAGGAGTCTCTAGTGTCCATCCGGCGGTCGCCTTCAGCACTACGAAAGAACTACACGGTTCTGAGCAACACCACCCTTGCCGACGAGCGTTTGTCTTGGGAGGCACGAGGCTTATTGGCGTATTTGCTCTCAAAGCCCGACAACTGGCGTGTGAGCGTCAAGCATCTAGTGAAAATCAGCCCTAACTGCGGTCGGGTAAAGACCTATCGCATTATCAAAGAACTAGAGGACTGCGGATACCTCACCCAAGAACAGACCCACGACGATGGTGGAAAGTTCGGGGAAATGGAACGCATTGTCCATGAGGTATCCGTAGGTGAAACGCCAGACGTTCTGCCCGACGAAATCGACATCACCGTAGTTCCAAAAACCGTAAGCGGCTCAGCCGCAAGCGGCAAAACCGTATGCGGCAAACCCGCACACATAGTAAGTACTGATGATAAACAAGTACTGATTAGAACAAGTACGGACTTTAGTAATTCTTCATCACCCGATAAATCGGGCGATGGTTTCTCTCCGGAGCCAGTAGTGAAATCTGCTCCACAGCCGTATCAAGATGAGTTTGAGCAGGTGTGGAAGGCGTACCCTCGCAAAATCGGTAAGGCCGCCGCTTACAAGGTCTTTGTCGCCCGTATGCGTTCCGGCGTTTCACTACAAGAACTTTTGCAAGCGACCGAAAACTACGCCGACACCCGACGTGGCGAGCCAGACACTTTCACCATGCACGGCTCTACCTTTTTCGGTTCGTCGTTGCGCTACCAAGACTTCCTTGACAACGGCGTGGCGTTGAACGAAACTGTCGCTCCTGCTGAAAAGCCACACGGGGCAATGTCAGCGATTGAGAACTTTCTGAAACGGCGAAGTGAGTGATGCAACCACACGAAACAGCAAAAATGTGTTTTATGCTCTCGGCGGCATTTCCGGCGTGGAAAGCCAGCGACGCAACCATTGAGATGTATCACGCCATGCTCCAAGACCTTGATAGTGAAATCGTTATGCGAGCCACGCAAGATTGGATTTTGACGAGCGAGAAGTTTCCTACCATCGCCGGTATTCGGAACAAGTGCGCAGAGGTCGCTGGTGTTCTCGCCCCGTCAGCGACAGAGGCGTGGGGTGAGGTAATGGCGGTATGTGAAAGTTATGGCATCTACCAACGCCGACCAGACTGGTCGCACCCGACTATCGCAGACGTGGTGAAAACTATGGGCTACCAACACATCTGCCAGACGGATAACATCGCCACCGTGCGAGCGCAGTTCGTAAAAATGTATGGCGAGTTGTCCGCCAAAGCCAATGGTGAAATCGTTATCGCAAATTCTTTCGCTCTTGGTGGCGGAAGGGTCGCATTACCTAACTCTACTGTGGTAAAGTCGCTATCAGCCTGACCATAGGCTCAAACAGGGAAGGAACCCCGTGAATAAACTCACAAAGAATCAAAAAATTGGCGGCGTTGTAGGCATTGTGGTGATTATCGTTGCTCTCGCAATCGGGAACAGCCACAACAACTCAACGACGACGCAGACGACGCAGACGACGGTTAGCCAGTCAGCCCTTTGGCAGAACTGGAAAATCACCTTCGACAACACGCTTAGTCAGACTGAGGCGGACTACACAATGACGACCTCAGACCTCAGCAACGGAAACACCGCTTCTACGAACGCAGACTTCGCTAAGTTGGCGCAGGACGCAGTTGCCCTCACGGCAAACGCCACCAGCCCAGACCCAACGGTCAATGCTGAAATCCGTACCGTCGCCCAAGACCTGCAAAGCGTTTCAAGCACGGGTATTCAGGCAATTGCCGCTGGACAGGACACGACGGCGTTCAACGACGCTTGCACTCAGTTCGGCACAGATTCCACCACCCTCGCCAATTCCATTGGCGCAGACAACAACATTTACTAATGGTTTGGTGTGAACTGTGGGCAGTAATAGCCCTTGTAGTGTTACTGCTCACAGTTTCCACCTCTAAAAAACCGTGACCGACGTAAAGAAATGCCCGACTTGTCGGGAAATCAAGTCTGTATCAGAGTTCACCGCAAGGCGTGACGGTTCTGGCAAGTACGCACCACGATGCAACGAGTGTGAACGCGCCAAGCAGGTGAAAAAGCGCAACGAGGCACAAGAACGCCAACGTGAGCGTCAGCGCAACAAACCACGCACCGAGATGAAGCGCACCACACTCAAACCAATGAGTGACAAGCGCAAGTTGGTCAATCAGCAACGCCGTGAGGCAATGCTGGAGGCGTTCGGCCCACGGGAAAAGTGGACGTGTATGGGGCAGAACAAGATGCCACACAAGTGCTTTGGTGGAATAAACGGACACGAAATCAAGTCACGCTCTCGTGCTGGGCGAACCGACGAAAACTTGCTGGACATGACCGGCATTATCACCATTTGCGACTGGCTGAACGGCTGGATTGAGGATTACCCCCGTGAGGCACACGCTTTAGGCTTAGCCAAACACGCTTGGGAGTAGTAGCGTCTGGGGTATGAGCCAGACCCCCAAAATCACAGTCCTGAATAGTGAAATCAAGCCCGGATACATTGGATTTACTCGCACCACAGGCGTTCTCGGTCGCCTAATCCAAACTGGTGAAAAACTAAAGTTCAAGGACGGCGAATACAACCACGCATTTGTCGTCGTCGCCGTCGGAACCAGCCCCGATGACGTATGGATTGTTCAGGCAACGCTGAAGGGTGTCGTCTTGTCGCACATGAGCGACCTGTATCCGACAACTAGTGAAATCCTTATTTGCCCTCCGTCGGCCACCGTTTCCCTCGACAGTGTGGTTGAGTTTGCCAACGCACAGGTAGGCGACCCCTACGGTCTTATGAGCGACATTTGCATCGCCGTTGACATTCTTTCACCAGAGTGGTTTTGGTCGGTGCGTCGCAACGGAACGTGGATTTGCTCGGCACTCGCCGCAGAGGCACTTCGTTATGGTGGAATGCTAGAAAACTGGGGCGACATTTACACAGTCACGCCTACGCAACTAAAAAAGCGATTGGTTGCATCAGCACCGAAAACGGTCTAACATTATCCTCACCACAACAAGGAGAGGGAACCAATGCCCGATAGCAAGCAACCGTTCTACAGCGACGATGAGAAACGCCAGTGGCTACTGAAGTGGTCAAAAGAAATGATTACACACGGCAAGCCCGTTGAGCCGAACTGGCGTGAATACGAACGCCCTTCTGGTGTAATCCTCTACACGCCTCACAACTGCGAACGACCCGTAGCCAACGAAGTGCCACTCGGAACTATCTGGGAGTGCCGTGACTACACCAAGAAATCGCCAGACGGAAACCAACAGGTCTGCTACGACCAGTGGATTACCGAAGTGGTGAATAATGTTGTCACTTGGGTCTTGTTCAAGCGTTCGTTCTAGTGGCACGACCCAAGAAAGCGGTTGCTGAAAAAGCCCCGTCAGAACACGAGGCAAAAGTCGAGGCTTACAAATCGGCAATGCTGAACACCACTTTGTACGAGCCGTTTTGCCCGTGCGGTTGGTCATCACCCCGTTGTTTCACGGAAAGTCAAGCGGAAAAGGTCGCAAAGGCGCACGTCGCAGACCCCGGTGCGTGGTGAATAAACATTTAGAAATCTAGGTATAGCATTTACGCAGACCCGAAAGGATTACATCACTATGTCCGGTTTTCACCCCGATGAACTAAACCCCAAGTTGTCTCGCTACCCCGTAACAAAGGGTGACGTGCCGGGACACGAGTTTCATGGCAATCAGTACACAACCGAAGAGCACCTTGCATACGATGCTATGGGGTTGGCTAACAAGAGCCTTCCCAATCTTGGGACTACCGCCGAACAGCCAACGCTCGGACACATCAAGGACAACGAAAAGGCGTATTACACCAAGATGGCGCAAGCGCACCGTGAAATTGCCGCTGGACACAAGATTGCTGGTATAAATGTGTGGAATAGACACCGCGACCCCTCAGTTTCTCATCGCCCGTCGGTGTCATACGCAAGTTCTCATCACTCGGCACAACTCAACCAAGATGCCGCCGATGCACACGACAAGGCAGCCGACTTGTATCAAAAGATGGCAGACAAGGTGAGCACTCAAGATGGGCCTGACGAACTCACCAAGTTGGTTGCTCGTAGCCTGACCCTCAGTGCAGCAGTCGCAAGCAACAAAGCCGCAGGCGGCACCTCACCTTTGGTTGACTAAAGGAAAACAATCATGACCAACCCATTCTCTACTGACGCACTACTGAAATCAGTATCCAACTACCCCGTCGCAAAGGGCGATGTCACAGGACACCCCTTTCACGGAAATCAGTACGCCTCAAACCCCTTCAACAAGGACTTTGACCGTTTACGAGAAGAAGGCGCTGGCTACTCGGCTCGTGAGGCTGCCCGACGTGCTCGTGACCTTTTCCAGCACGGCTTGTCCACTCACGCACAAATCGCTAATGCCCACCGAGCGGCAGCCTTTGAGCACGGCATTGCTAGCCAAGTGCTGAAAAATGCTCTTGACAAAGAGACTAACCCCGAAAAGCGTGGCGTTCTGAAGGCGGCAATCGCAGCCCACGACCACGCTGCTGAAGTCCACAACTGGATTGCTACAAAGCAGGCGAACGAAATCTCTGGCCCCATTGCTCGTGACAACACCATGCACGCAGAAGGTGCCAGTCTGGTTGCCGAACGACTAGGTGCTGCCACGGGTGCCGACACGGGCGCAGAGTTCCGATAGTCAAGTCGGGGCAAAATCCCTCAACTCTCGGTTAGTGAAATCCGCTAGTAGCCTTGCGGTATGACAACTATTGCCGCTTGGAAAGACCGCAAACAGGTATGGATGGCTGGCGACAGCGGTGCGTTTGACGACGACACGGTAATCATTTCAGCAGAGCCAAAGGTTTGGAAAACACAAGACAGCCTCATTGGCGTGTCTGGCTCGTTTCGGATGATGGACTTACTGCGCAGTAACAACATCAGCAACCCATACAAAATCCGTGACTTTCTCGTTTCCAAAGCAAACGACGTTGGGTTCCCGAACGACGGTTGGGGTGTTCTTGTTGCCGACCACACGGGCATCTACGAAATTGGCTCGGACTTCGGCGTAGTGAAATCACGAGAGAACTATGGCGCAACCGGCGCAGGCGCACAAGGCGCACTTGCAGCACTTTACGCATTGGAAAAAGTCAAAGACATATCACCACAGCATCGTGTTGAGTGGGCAGTCGGCGCAACCATCGCACACTCCACGAACGCACGTCCGCCCGTCAAAGTGATTTCACTATAAACGCTTGACTACTGTAGTAAGGTTTGTTAGCCTTAGCCAATGACCAATCAACAGACATTTGAGTTGCAGACAACCGACGAGTGGTTGCCACTACAACGTTCCGCAACGCCGTTGGTTTCAGCACTGCAACTTGACGCAGTGACTATTGACGCTATCGCCCAGTTTGATTATCAGCCCCAAGAGGCGAAGTTCTACCCGTGGGTAATGCCACCACTACCAGCCGAGTTCGGCGTTGGTCTTATTGTCGGCGGTTCAGGCACGGGCAAGAGTGTTCTTCTCAAAGAGTTTGGTGAAATCTACGAGCCGGAATGGGGCAAGGACGTTTCGATTGCCGGTCATTTTCCCGATTACCAATGGGCTATGGAAGCGTTTTACGCCGTAGGTTTATCCTCTGTGCCGACGTGGACAAAGCCGTATCACGTTCTTTCCAATGGTGAAAAGTTTAGGGCAGACCTCGCACGGCAGGTAGGCGACAACGCCGTCATTGACGAGTTCACCTCTGTCGTTGACCGCACCGTAGCAAAGGCAACGTCACGAACACTGCGCAAATACGTTGAGCAGAAAGAGGTGAAAAACCTCGTTCTTGCTTCGTGCCACCGAGACATTATTGAGTGGCTAGAGCCTGACTGGATTATTGACACCGACGCTGGAATGTATTGCCTACAGCCAAAGGAGTGCCTTCATAGAGAACCGCTGGTGGCAGACATTTATCAAGTCAAACACACCATGTGGCCGTATTTCATGGAACACCACTACCTCACTTCAGGTCTTAATACCTCTGCCACCTGTTTCGTCGCAATCGTCAATGGACAGCCAGCCGGTTTCAGCGCAATCCTCTACTTCCCATCAGGAACAATCCAAAACGCCTACCGTGAATCTCGCATTGTGGTGAAACCAGACTTTCAGGGTCTTGGTCTTGGCACACGACTAAGCGACTGGGGCGCAAAGTATTACACCAACGCTGGCTATCGTTTCTTTGGTCGCACCGCACACGCACGTCTAGGCGAATACCGAGAGTTTTCACCACTGTGGCGAGCAACGAGTAGCAACAAGAAAGCCCGTCTTAGCAACGACCAGTTGCGCCAAAACGACATTGACCACTGGAGCCACAGCCGACGTTTCGGTTATTCGCACGAGTTTGTAGGTGAAATCCAAACTGGTGGGTAATACTGTGAGCGACCCTATGGCTAACTCATACACCCTCACTTACGACGTGCGCCCCGACTTCACGCTCAACAAAGAGCGTTCGGTTCACCACATGGTGCGAGCCAAGATTACAAAAGAGTGGCGTTCAGCGTTCTGCGAGTTGGCGCAAGAGGCAATGATGCCACACATGGAACAGGTGGAAATCACCATCCAGCCCTACGTTCTTTCGGCAAAGTATCGCCAAGACGTAGGTGCGTGTTTCCCCCAAGCCAAAGCGGCTATTGACGGGCTGGTTGATGCAGGCGTTCTGATTGACGACAACGCAAAGGTTGTAGTGAAATTGACCTTCCTTGCCCCCGTGTTCGGCAGAGATGGACTGGAAATGACAATAGTTGAGGTAGAATAATTATCCACAGTGTTATGCACAACCTGTGTGAAAGGCCGAAGTATCTGTATTTCACTATCCCCTGTTGATAAACTACCCTCTATGGACAAAAGTTCTATCAACGGAAATGACGACGAAAACGTAGTTGTAAGCCTTGACTACGAATTTGGAAACCACGCTGACCCTAGTGAAATCGCAGCCGCTAAGTTGCGCCATCCGTCAAGCCAGCCAAAGAACTAACACCACCTCAACTAACGGCACTACACTATCTACGAAAGGATTTTCCAAATGCCACTAGACCCAATCAACCCGTTGCCCGACCTAGAGCCAATGGACGCTGCCGAGAGCGCAGAAGTCGCAGGGTTGCTTCAGCACATCAAGGACATCTGCAAGCAGATGCGTGACCACGAAAAGAAGGTCATTGAGTTAGGGCTGGAACGTCGTCAGACCGTCACCCGTCTGCGTGAAAACGGCGTGACGTGGCGCAAGATTGCTCAGTGGGCTGGAACGACCGACCAAGCACTTTACAAACACCACAATCGGGGCAAGTAATACTTGACGGGGCTACAGTTTCCCCGTATAATAGAGCCTTATGTCTACACCTGATGAAACCCTAATAAAAGCGTTATTAGCGGTCGCAAAAAACTGCGACGGGGCTAACACGAACGACGGAAAAGGGTTCAGCGGAACGGACAGCAAGTTTGGCAAGCAGTTGGCTGGTCTGCCCCCAGAGGCGTGGACAGAGCCACTACAGCGTCAAACGTGGGAAATGCTACACAAGTATCGTGGGCAAATCACAGCCGCCGGTCTTGATTACGATTCAATCCCAGAGCCACCAGACGGCAAGAAGTCAAAGGACATACGAGCCATTGACCTAAAGGCTGGCAAGGTGATGGTCTTTATCCCTTACGGCGACATTGCCTATCCCAAGAGCGCACTAAGCGCAATATGGAATCGTGACCTACGAGGCTGGCAAGTATCACCAAGCAAGTATGGCGTGGTTCAGGCGTGGGCGAAAAGGTTTGATGTTCCAATCACCGACCGTGCCAAAGCCGTTCTAGAGCAAGCCGAGCCACCGTCACAGCCAGACTACATGGGGACTGTGACATTGGAACACGGACACCTCGTAGTGAAGTTTGATTACAACCCATCACTGCTGGACGCTATCCGCACTATCCCCAGCCGACGTTGGAACGCCGAGCATAAAGAGTGGATACTGCCCAAAGAGAGTATCGGTTCGGTTCGCAAAATCGCTAACGAGTTCAACCTGTTTATGTCGCAAGACGTAAAGGGTCTGCCCGAAATGGATGTCCAAGACGGTGTGCTGATTCGTGTGACGAACGGACATTTCGCCCTATCGTTCAATTACGACCAAGACGTAATTAGCGAAGTCCGTCAAATGCCCGGTGCGATTTGGAACGCCACTAATAGGGCATGGCTGGTTCCTATTGAGGCGAGCGACGAGGTGTTGGCGTTCGTTCAGAATCACGGCGCAGTTATCACCCCCGAAGCCCGACAACTTCTCAACGACGCATCCTCTATGCGTGAAATCATTGACGCTAGTGCCGCCAAAGACGCAGAAATCACCATACCCGGATTTGGCTCCGAGAAACTACAACTGTTCCCATTCCAGCGAGCAGGCGTGGCGTATGCGCTAAAGCGTATGGGGTTTGAGTGGCAGGAGAGCAAGTGGGTTCGCACAAACCACATTGACGGCGGTGTGCTGATTGGCGACGAGATGGGGCTAGGAAAATCGTGTCAGGGTCTAGCGTTGCTGAAAGCAACCGAGTCGTTTCCAGCCGTAATCGTATGCCCAGCGAGCCTGAAACTCAACTGGAAGCGTGAGGCGGAACAGTGGATACCGGGCGTTCAGGTGAAAGTTCTATCAGGAACGAGTGGCAACCTACCTGACGCTGATATTTACGTTATCAACTACGACGTTCTAGACCATTGGGTTCAGAAGTTCAACAACGTTCAGGGCATTGTTCTAGACGAAAGCCACTACGTCAAGAACGGTCGCACAATCCGTTCTAAAGCCTCTATACAACTCTCTGACCGTGTTGCCGACGGCGGTATTCGTGTCTGCCTATCGGGAACACCTATCGTCAATCAACCGCTAGAAATTATGACGCAGTTGCGGATTATCTATCGCCTTGACGAACTGTTTGGCGGTGCGACACAGTTTAGAAACACCTACGGGCGAGCGAGCAAGAAGTCGTTGGCTCTACTCAATCGCAAACTACGTTCGTCGTGCTACGTTCGTCGGCGCAAGACGGAAGTGCTGACCGAGTTGCCACCTAAGCGTTGGTCGCACGTCATTATCGAGGGCGACCCGAAGGTGATGACCGAGTATCGCAAGGCAGAGGCGGACATTGTTCGCTACCTATCGGAACTGGCGATGAAACTGGCATTGGAAAGCGGTGCTGATACAGAGGAAGCCCAGAACGAGGCGTGGCAACGTGCGCTACGGGCTAGGGCGGCAGAACACCTAGTCTCTATCGCCACCCTAAAGCAACTAGCCGCTAAGGCAAAGATGCAAGCGGCGAAAGAGTGGATGGACGACTTTCTGGCGCAGGATAAAAAACTCGTGGTGTTCGGTTGGCACAAGAGCGTCGTGGATATGGTCGCAGACGAGTTCTCAAACGGCGTGAAGATTCAGGGCGGTATCACCATTGAGAAGCGTCAGGCGTATGTCGACCTATTCCAAAACTCTGACGAGCAAAAGGTGATTTCTTGCCAGATAAAAGCGGCTGGCGTTGGCTTGACTTTGACCGCCGCATCCGACGTGCTGTTCATTGAGCAAGGCTGGACACCAGCCGAGATGGAGCAAGCCGTCGACCGTTGCCACCGTATCGGACAACAGGACAGTGTGACCGGCTGGCTTATGCTCACGGCGAACACCATTGACGAGGACATAGCGGCTCTCATTGACGCAAAACGGGCGGTGGTGAACCGAGCAATTGACGGCGCACCAGAGAGCGACGACGAGGAAGAAACCTCAATGGTTGGTGACCTGTTGGTTGCCCTAGCCGAGCGTGGTCTGGCGCAGGCTAGTTAGTCTGGCGAGATTTCCAAATCGCAGTTGCATCGGCGGTGGGTTTCAGCACGGAAATCGGCAGGTTGAGGCAGTCAGTCCAAAACTTAGTGCCGTTGCTAGTGTCGGTTTCACCAGCCTTCCAAATCTTGCCGTTGTTCTCAACAATATGACGATTGGCTACCCCGATTAGGTGGGCGTGACCGTAGCCCCTAGCAAAGCGTTCAGCAGGGTAATCACGATTGCGCTGGAGGCTCACAAAGCCCCAGTAGGCGACGTTCTGGTGTTCGTGGTTATACATCGGGATGGAAGCGTCATAGGACAACTTAGGTATCACCGTGCGGTCTTTGGTCTTGATGTCCAAACGACCCGACCCGACGATTGTGATGTCGTGCGTCGTAGTGAAATCGTCTGTGTAGGCGACACCCTGTTCGTCTAAATACTCCATGAACACGATTTCACCAAGAACGCCAATGTAGTTGGCCTGCTCGCCACGATAACTGCCCTTGTAAATGGGCATCTTGCTTACGGCTTCCTCAGCCCGAAGGTAGTGGTGTTCTTTGAGTGCGATGGAAACGTAAGCCACCGGCAAATACTACGGCTGTAATTACGCCGTGTCCACTCTTTTCACTACAGAGTTAGATGCCCTCAGCGTGGTTGCCAACGCCAGCGGCATTTTTGGCGTTCTCAACTGCCTTTTCAGCAGCATCAACCCTGTCTTGCGCCTCGCTCAAACGCTGACCTGTGGCGTGTGCGGAAATAATGCCATTTACGTCGTCGTCGCCCCGTCGGTTTTCTAGCACTTGGGTATCGTGGGCGACTGCTCGCAGGTTGTTGTGTGCCATAGCGGCATTCTCGTGAGCGTTAGCAACGTCACGCAGTTTTCCAGCCATTGCGCCGGTAGCCTTGTTCGCCAATGCGTGATACTGCTGGGCTTCTTGGTGGTGCATATCCGTCTGCCGTTGTGCCCGTGGTTCCACCGAGCGAGCCGCCGCACCGATACTTGTTGCGCCCCAGCGGAATGGGTCAACGAAACGACCCGGAATTGGCGCACGACCGCCACCGCCGATTCCACCAGAGAACTGGTTGCCGTGAAAAGAGTGTCCTGCCACGTCACCTTTGAGGATGGCGTGTGCCACAGCAAACGTGGGGGCTAAATCGTCGGTGTGGAACGAGGTCATGCCACTAATTTACACCACAAAAATAGATTAGAGTTATTAGAACTGTCTGGGGTGGTGTAATGGCAACACAGGAGTCTTTGGAACTCTCGTTCTAGGTTCGAGTCCTAGCCCCAGAGCGTAGTGAAATGCTTGACTTTGGACACCTAACCGCAGTAGTGTGTCTCTAATGGCAACCGCACA